AGAGTTATAAGAGAAGAGGAAATACCAATATTAATCGAGCAGTATGAATATGAAGAGCACTACGAATGTTGCAGTGCAATATTACACGCTTTAGAGGATTACAAAGCTCAACAAAATTATTTACCATGATTACACCAAAGCAAATAGCAGATAAAATTTCAATATTATCTGGACTTGATGTTTTAAAAGTTACGAGAAAAAGAGAATATGTTGAAGCAAGGTCATTGCTTAACTTTATATTATATAAATATAAAAAGATGCCTTTACACAAAATAGTTAGATTTTACAGTCAAAACGGTTGGGATATAAATCACGCTACTTTAATATATTCTATTAATACATTTAAGCTACATAAAAAATATAACGATGTGTTGGCAATATGGCTTAAACAAGTTATTGTAAGAATAGATGAAATGGATAATGCAAGCAAAAAGGAATATATCAAGAGCAAATTAAAAACACTTAGAAGTGTAGATATAGACGAATTAACAATGGTAATAAGTAATATGCCAGAATTAGAATATGAAAAACAAGTATAGAAAATTATTACAAAAGGAAGCACCTAATCTTTATAAGAATTATGAGGATATTGTTGAAGAGCAATTTGAACTGTTTGCTAAGAAGCAATTAGATTATGGCATTAGTAATATAAGCACTGGTGCAAATCTAGAAACTAAGGAAGGTAAAGAGTTTGCTTTACATGGTTTGTGGTTTAGAATGAACGATAAAATAAGTAGATGGAAAAATCTAATTATTAAGAATCGTAAAGGAAACAACGAAACTCTGTTAGATACATTTCAAGACTTAGGTAATTACTCTATTATATGCCAATTAATTAATAAAGGTTTATGGAAGGAGTAAATGATGAAAAAAAGAAAAAAGACGGAAGAGCAAACAATGGTGCTTTAAAAGGTATTTACAGAGGACAAGGAAGACCACCAAAAGCTAGAGAAAAGAAGCTCGGTAACTATGCATTAGGTGCCATGAAAAAAGTATTTGGTAGTGAAGAGAAAGCTTGGCTTGAACTTGCAAAACAGGCAAAGGAAAGTTTCCCTCACATGAGATTACTTTGGGAATACAAGTATGGTAAACCAAAAGAGTTAAAAGAACTTAACGTTAAAACAGAAGTCAACATCCCTATTATTAACTTTGCTGATAAAGAAAAAACTATTGACATTGAATCAGAAGACATAAAGGATGATGAAAAAAAAGAAGAAAGTAGTTGAAATAATTACTTTAGAAGACATAAACAAAAGGTTTTACTCACAAATAATATCCGAGTATAAATCTATGACAATAGGTAAACACAGGGCTTTAAATTTAAACGTATTACAAAAATGCCCTTCTTATATAAAACTATGTAAGTTCGAGGAAAGCTACTTTTTCACTATTAACGATTGGGATAATATAAGAGATGAAGAATATTGGGAAAAAAGGAGATTACTGAAAGGCATACAAAAAGATAGGTACATTTTAAAAAAAATAATTGATTATAAGTTAAAAAACGGTTTAAGTTAAATTGAAAAGGTTAAACTTACATAAAAAATATCAAGCTTTATTTAACTCTCAAAGTCGTTACTTTGTAATTACTGGCGGAAGGGGAAGTGGGAAGTCATTTGCAACTAACACATTCTTAGTATTGCTTACTTACGAAAAAGGACACAGAATATTATTTACTCGTTATACAATGACCTCAGCAGGTATGTCTATTATTCCTGAGTTTATAGAGAAGTTAGAATTGATGGGCGTACTTGACCAATTTACTGTAACTAAAACAGAAATCATTAATAATTTAACAGGCAGTTCAATATATTTTAGTGGTATTAGAACATCAAGTGGAGACCAAACGGCAAAGCTTAAATCTATTCAGGGTGTTAGTTCGTTTGTTTTAGATGAAGCAGAAGAGCTTACAGACGAAGAGAGTTTTGATAAGATTGATTTTAGTATTAGAGCAAAAGGAGTTAAGAATAGATGTATATTAATTCTAAACCCTACTACAAAAGAGAATTGGATATATCAAAGATTCTTTCAGAATAGAGGAATACCAGACGGATTCAACGGCACAAAAGAAAACATTACTTACATTCATACAACTTACTTAGATAACTTAGACCACTTGTCAGAATCGTTTGTAAAACAGATTGAGGATATGAAAGTGAGAAGACCAGAGAAATATAAGCATCAAATATTAGGAGGTTGGTTGAAACGAGCTGAGGGTGTAATATTTACTGATTGGAATATAGGTAAATTCAATGATGAGATAGATTCAATATTTGGCATGGATGTAGGATTTTCGGTAGATGAGACGGCACTTATTGAAGTTGCAGTGGACAAGAGAAGAAAAATCATTTGGCTTAAAGAACATTATTATAAAGCAGGATTAAGCACCACTCAAATTTATGAATTGAATAGAAGGTATGCAGGAAGTGGCTTAACAGTAATGGATAATTCTGAGCCTCGTTTATTATCTGAAATTAAATCTAAAGGACTAAATGTAATTCCTACAATAAAAAAGAAAGGAAGTATTTTAGCAGGCATCTCTTTAATGCAAGACTATCAGATTATTATTGACAACGATTCTGTAAATCTAATCCGAGAGTTTAATAATTACACTTGGAAACTAAATGGTGCAATACCTATTGATAAATTTAATCACGCAATAGACGCTTCACGATATGCAATTCAGTACCTACTTACTAGGTCTGTACCTCATGGCAATTACTTTATTAGATAATTTTTTTTATATTTATTTGGTCAGTTGGAAATAATTCACTAGATTCGTTAATAATTAATAATAAAACTATGAAAACAAGTAAACTAAAATTTAAAGCAAATAGAGTTCCTACTTTTGACCACAAAGGAGAAGAACGCCCTTATTCAGTTGTTATTGATACTTATAATGAATATGGCTCTTTTTTAGAAAACGGAACAGATTGGACATACTTTGCCACAGAAAAAGAAGCAGAATTATTCTGTTTAAAATTTAATAATCAAAACTATGAAAACAAAGAAAGAAATCATTAACAAACACTTTAATCTAAAAAACGATTGGATACAAAAAAGCAATCAAAATCGTATGTTAGATTTATTAAGTAAACAATTTAAAAACAAGAAATAATGAGTAAAGCAAACGCATTTGAAAACGAGATATTTGACCATTACAGAAAAAGGGTAAATCAAATAGAGAAATCAATTAATCTATTAAGAAGTCATGGCTACACTGTTGTAGATTTAGAAGGCAAAATAATAGAAAAAGAAATTAAATTATAAAACAATGGATTTATCATTTAGAGAGCTAGAGGAACAAAATCTAATGTTGTCTGACGACTTAGAGCAATTACAAGACGAATTGAATTGGTGGCGTACTTATGGAGAATATGTCTCTAAAGTGCATACTAACGTAGATGCTGAAGCTTGTGGATATGCTGACGGAGACAACGAATAAAAAGAAAACAATATGAAAACAATACTAAAGAAAATCAAAGACTACAATCAGAAAATGATGAGTCAAGTTAAAAAGACAAGAGAAGAGCTACAAGACGATGTTAAAATTGAAATTAGCTCTAATTACAGGATAGAAGGCGATAAGGAAGCAAAGAAAGATATGTTAGCGAGCTTAGAAATATATTCTTGGACAATCACACCAGAAGAACTAGAAGTGCTCGTAGAAGCTCTTAAATGCGTTTATTCAAATCATCCTGATGGAGAAATTAAAATGTCTGTTACACATAATCACGATTATATAAATTGCTAATATGAGAAAGTGTAATAAATGTGCAAACAGATTAGAAATAAAAGGCAATAAGATTTTTTGTTATTACTGCAAAGAATACAAAATGCCTTATGAAACTTATAAATTTTATTCACTAATAAATCAATTAAACAAATGAAAGTAAACAAAGTATATAAAGTAGTTCGCCCAATGCGAAAGTTTGGCAATCTAATAAAGGATATATTTATGCCAAAGCAATCTAATCATTTCTGGATTAGAGTAAAAGAAGTTGCTGAAACGCAAGAGGAAAAAGAAGAGCAAATTTATGCCATAATAGAATTATTAAATAACAGAATAGATATAAAAATATGACACACATTGACGACCTAAACAGAATTGAGATTAATCATTTAAGAGATATGCTTAGAAGCATTAAAGAAGAGAATGAGAATCTAAAAGATATGAATCGAACACTCAAAGCAACTGTTGATTTATATTTGCAACAACAAGAGAAAGAATATAGAAGTAGTAAAGTATGAGGCATTATTTTATAAGAGAGTTAGCGGTGTTTAAATTTAAACGACTTAGGAAAGCTACAAAGAAAGCAAAGCTTTTAGTTGATGAAGATGATAATTTAATATGGGTGCCAAACTTTATGATAGCTAAATACAGTTGGAACAAAGAAACTCAAGAGGTTAAGATATTAGTATCACCAAAACATCTTGTCTCTGTTCTTAATTTACCAATAGAGAAAAGTAAATTTAATAGATGAAAGTTCTAACGTTTGAAATAAAAGAGTTCGGCAAAGAGCCATACAAAAAGCAATTCAATACGGATAGGTCAATTCAATGGACGATTGAACAATATTCAAGGCATCGCCAAATTCAATATATGAATTTAATACAGGAATAAATTTAATACCTATGAATTCAATATAAATTCAATACATAAATTTAATAGTTGTTTGTTTTGTTTGCCCTCTGTAAATTTTACAGGGGGTTTTTTTGTTGGTACAATTTGCAAAGCTATAAAAAAAATAATTAAAATATATTTTGTCAGTTGGAAATATTTATATATATTTGTATAAACATTAAAACAAACAAATGGAACAAAAACTAAAAACATTAGAAAGAAAGCTTAACTTAATTAATTATTATTATCCTAATAGAAAAAACGATTGCGATTATGATAGGTTATTAAAAGAATATCGTAAAACGCAATTTTTACTAAGATTAGATAATTTTATAAAACAATCAAACAAATGAAAAACACATTACATAAACTAATTATTAAAACAATTACAGCAATTGCTTTTGCAGGTGCTGTATTTGTTATTTATACCTGCATTAATTTATTAATCAATTTATTTTAATTATGAAAGCAAAAATAAAAAACCTATTCACTAAAATCATTTTAAGTGATTTATTTATAAAAGTATTTGTTTATACATCCGCTTTTATTTTAATCTTATTATTAACCTTAGAAATATAAAACAATGAAAGAAACAATTTCTATAAATACCTATTATTATAAAAATGAATTAGGGGAAAAAATACTTGATACAGAGACAATGCTTGAGGAGTATTTCAACAAAGTAAATCAATTAATTAACAAAACTTAAAACAATAAAACAATGAAAAAGATTTATTTACCCTTATTAAAAGAACAAAAGCAAAGAGGAGTTTATTTTTCCTCTACCTTATCGCCTTATAGATTTGAAACAAACGAAACAACAAGGCACGAAATAACAAACGAACAATATAAAAACAATTACAAGGAAGCCGAAGCAACCGAACAACGCTTAAAAAACGATAGCTTCTTTAATAATTCACATTTTAACTTTAATATAATAAGACAATGAAAACAATTAAGAAAATTAAAACCTATTCAATGACATCACCCAGAACGGGCAACCCCGTTGCAAATCAATTTGAGATTTACACACCAGAAGGCAAATATTTCCAATCATATAGAAGTATTATTGCTTTTGTAGATAAGTTCGGAAAAATTATTTTAGATGAATATTATCACAATTATTCAAGAACTACGAGCAAGTATTTAACGCAGTTCTTAAATATGAACACAAAAGAAAGAACAAATGCAATTAAAAATAAAGAAATAACATTAACTAATTTAAACTAACATTATGCACCGACTTGAAAAAAACATTTTACACCACGCAAACAAAAGAAGAGAACAAAGGCAAATAAAAAATAAACTAACCAATGACGACACAAGGGATATTGCAATTAGATGCGTTGACAAACTAATTAAATTAAATTTATTAGATAAACGTTTATTGGATTTAAATTATAGTTGGGAAGCACAAGACACTATTCACGACATTTTAAACAAATCTTTAGATATAAATTAAATTATATTAATCTTTTAACGCCTTTTATTAATTAAACGCCCCCTTTT